AAAGGGAATCTCCTCAAGCGCCACAAGTTGCTGTTCGATTTCCTCAATCTCATGCACATTCACAGCGGCAGAGAGTTGCTGTGAGAGGTCAACCAAGTTTTGCAGTGCTTGCTCACTGCTTTTGTCCTTCGTCACGTATCCGACTTCTAGCCACGCACGATTGGTAAGCAGCGCAATGATGACTGCCTTCTTTGCACGCGGCTTAAGGTTGACGCCGGGAGAAGACTTCATTCCAAAGACAACATTCACCAGCTTCTCAACAGCACGAGCGAATGCATCCTCAGTCTGCTTGATTTGCTCATCAGGAGACACGCCCGCTGTCATGCTGACAACAGGGTTCTTCGCATACAGCGAGGGAAGCTGTGCATTGATGTTCGAGAAGACGATGTTCTCTGTTGAACTGTGCTTCTCGTTCAAGCGTCGGGCTACGAAGCGATTGTTTGCCTGCCCTGGATCGTTGTTATCCCTGTGATCGGACTGATCGTGGTTGTAGTAGCGGATAGCTTCATCCCAAGCGGATGCCATGTCCTTCATCTGCTTGGCGCCAACCCCCTTACGCGCCTTCCACACAGCACCACGCTTAGACGACACAGGGATACGCGAGCCAGGAAGCACACGATAGACGGGAGCAACAACAGGCTTCTCAGTTGGCAAGCCTGCCTTGTCGAGCGATGACTGTAGAGGATCGTCTGCGCTATCAAATTGCAGCTTGTCATCGTCACCACTAATAGCGGTGCCCATGTCGCCGGAACCACTCATCTATTTGTGCCTCGGTAATACGTTGCGGGTTTGGCGTTCGGTCTCATGCCAAGCTAAATACGCGGGTGGTTGATTGGGCTTACCTACATACTTTGCGAGCTTCGGTCGCGCAGACATGGCATACTTCCACATATCCATTGCGTGATCTCGCTTGTCGGTAGGCTTGTCGGTAGTGTCGTCGCTACCGTCCTTCTTGAAATAGTATTCGGTAATCTCGTTGATGAACCAGGGGCAGTTGTCGCTTACGTAGAACCACGGCGACAATCGCATTCCTGTAAGTGGATGTTCGTGGTGCGGAGAGATAGTTAGATACTGCCAGTTCTTCGCAATGCCCGTCGATATGTCGTTGTTGCCTCTCTGCATGATGACGTCCTCATCACGAAAGAGATCACTCGTTGCCTGCCCTACAGTGTGCGCGCTTCCTGTCTTGCGGCGGAAGATGTCGGGATCAGCCCACACCGACGACAGCGTTGACGGGTCGATGTCATATTTAAGGCGTGTTTCGTGTATGAGTGTTGCAGACGTAGCAACCTTCTGTTCGGGCTGATAGAAGCCATCGAGAAGGAATACGTTGCCGTCATCGTCTACAAAAAACAGGCCGTAACAAGATGGAGATGAAAGCCCGTGGTCATAGCCTTCAATGAACGTAGGCTCAAATCCACTAAGGCGTAGTTGTCGGAGGTAGCGAACCACATCATCGTGAGAAAGAACATGGATTGCCTCATCAAACTGCGGATAGATCAAGCCACTCAATGCTCCCCACTTACCGAACACGAAGCGGTCACGCATCGAGCCAGTGTAAGTCGATAGCATCGCCTGGATGTAATCTTCGCCTACGTTATCGACGTTCTCGTATGTGCTGCCCTCGAATAGCTCGATGATCGGTTTAGGCTTGCCGTCGAACATTATCGGCTTGGCTTCCTTATCGACTTCGCACAGTAGCTTGGGATTGATGACACCGCGCTTGAAATCATGCAGCGGCTTGATGATCTCTCGGTAGCACCAGTTACGTGTCGGGTTTAGCGTGCCCATGAACCAGCGTGGACCAACACGTGGCATAGTTGTATCTGCACCATGATACTCTGTGTTGCCTCGGAGTCGTCCCATGAGGTCCATGAAATCTTTGTGGGAGAACTCTGGGTCTTCCATCTGGTCAACGATGATCCAATCATACGTTGCACTGAGAAGGTTGCTCTTAGCTTCCTCTGTCTCTTTGCCTCTCTGCGCTACGTAACGGAAGTTGATGGTGCTTCCGTTCGTCATAACGAGTGTGTTGTCATCCTTCGTCGGATGTCGCCTAATCCAACTCGCAGGACACCACGACAAAAACTCGCGTCGGATCGTGTCATTGAGTTTGGGGTATGTAGACCGTGCAATGAGACCGTTGCAGCCGGGGTATTCCTTCGCAAGTGTCAATGCCTTGATACAAACCGCAGCCGTCTTCCCGTTACCGAAGCCACCACCGATGAACTGCACCTTCGACCGCGAACGATGAAAGCGATCGTGCATTCCTCCTTCAACAATGCGGTAACGCTTTGCCATTGGTGCTATGCCCACTCCCCAAGCACTGGTTTAACTTCATCTGCGCTGATTGCAACGAGACCATATGCACTAGGATCGAATGTAATCTCTGACGGAAGAATGTCGGAGCGGATGTAGACGTAATAGTATGCAGGATCACCATGCGCAGGCTCAATTATCTGCGCACCTGAAAGATGGTCAGTCGATGTAACGGCAGCGGTTCCCTGCTTACCTTTCCAAGTCGGTGAACCTGTCTGCGGATCACAGACTGAACCTGTGTCGTCTCGATAATCTCCGAGCATGTTATCAGGAAGTGCGCCAGCACCTAGCAAACCAATGATACGCAACTCTTGCATCGCTTGGAGTGCCGATGACAGACCAGAAATTGGGAACTTAAAAATGAAATCGTTGTATGTCATGTAGTCTGTGCCTGCAATTCGGAATTAGAAAGAATACGTGGCCAATAGCGAATACGACGAATGAAGCCGTTTAGTCTCCAAGTGTTCGCTGTGCTATTGTAACCAATAGATAACTGTGTGAAAGTCGATATAGAACCTGAAAGAGTTGTTATGTTCGTAACACTACCACCGTTTACAGCAGTGTTGATGTTTGCGGTAGACGAAAGGGACAGCCCACACTTAAGAGGTGTGCCAATAGGAATAGCAAAATTTATATTTGAACTACCTATGAATGTTCCGGCAGCAACCAACGTGATATGTGTAGCATCACTGCTATTGTTTGTTATCTCTAATCCATTGTTCCCGCTTGCATCGAACAAACACACAAGGTCCGCACGTGAACCAGATGGAGACAGATTGTTGTAGATGCCTTCTGCAACGATGGAAAATCCTTTTGCGTTAAGAAGTGTCCCTGCAAAAAGCGCACTCTCTACTGCACGAGTAGACACAGCAGGAGTGCCGATTGCAGGTAGCACATTACTAGTGATGAATGGCGTCTTCTCCATCTGCGTAATACCAAATCGCAGCGTGCAATTCATTGCACCAGCACCAGTCACGTTCAGCCGATACCAAGGAAGCACAGCGCCAACTGTTCCACCGCCGCTCAATGTGCGAGAGTAAGACACACGTTGGGTAGCTAAGCCAGCAGCAGTCGGACTAGTTACGATCGCACTGCCTGTTGTGACAAAGGCACCCGCCCCTGTATTCTCGTCCATACCAACGGCGGCAGACGTAATGTTAGCGAGTGTGCCAGCAACTAGTCTGACATACGCACTGTTGCTCCAATTATTAGCAGTGGCCGCAGTGATTGCTGTGCCTGACTCAAAATTAAAGCCTACGACACCAGCACCACTTGCTGTGCCGGTAAATTGCACATCGACGTAAGGAATACCGCTCTCTGTTCCGGTCCCGATAATTGAACTGGTCACACCAACGTTGTTCGCTATCAGCCAATTGGTAGGTGATGTTCCTGGTGTCCCAGCAGCAGCACCCTCTGCACGTGGATTGCGAATTTGGTTAGTTGCCGCTTGCTCCATATACATGCCATTAATCGCAAGCGTCGATGGATTATATGAGAAGCGTGGAGCGTTGGTTGCAGCTTGTTGCAGCGTTCCGGTGCTATCGAAATAGTATGCAGCACTCGCACGTGTAAATGTAATGCGACTGTCGAGCGAACCCGCTGTAAAACTAAGGTCGTGCGACGGGAGCAAAGCAGAGCCGGCTGGCGTCTGCCTACCTACCCTACCAACTCCCATCAACATTAGTTCACAAGCTCCCCAATGTTCAGGAAGCCGCTTGCACTGTCTTGGATCACTGCAATCTTCTCCCCAGGCAGCACCCAGAAGTATTCAGGAGTGTTCGCTGGTAGATAGATGCTTGGTGTAGCCTGTGCGACGGCAACCGGAGCAGCACCGAATGCTACCCAACAGTTGGTGTTGGAAATCAGCCGCACGTGGTTCGTGTTGTTCGGTGAGTTAACCGGCGTCCCATCATTCGCATACTGATCTGTGGGACCAATGCTGAATGCCGCACTAGCTGTCGATGCAGCACCAACTGCAACGGTTTGAGACAACGCAGGACGTGCAGCTTGCACTGTGAGTCCATGTTCATCTACCTTAATGGTCACTGCACAATCTCCATGTCGATTGTAGGAGGCAGGTTTGCGTTATCCTTACGCACTACCTCAATTACGAGTCCGCCTTCCATCTTGTGCCTGTGTTCAACGATGTCAGCAGGACGATGACCGGCACGGTCTAGGAAGTCTTTTGCAGCGAACATTTTATCGCCACGTGATCCGTTGTGTAGCCCATCAATGAGCACATTTGCAGCAGTCCGTGCATGTTGCTTAAATATGTCTCGGACATTCTCTGCTTCCGCCTCTAGTATGCTACCGATGACATTCTCATGCATCATCGAATAGCCTTCGAGTTCCTTCACGCGGTTGACTTGCTCAACAGACATTCCGGTAGCAAGCGCTATCTCAACGTCATCGAGGCCAAAGAGTGTGTATGATAGCACCACGCCAACTGTGTTCATTGTGCGCGGAACGTCTGGCAGATCAGACAGCTTGCGTCGAGTTTGCACAACGAGTTGCTGTGCCTCCCTATTGGAAGGCACTTCAATCATCGTTGGCGTAGTGCTCGGATCAACAATACGACCACCAGGATATACCAACTTACCATCAGCAAGCCGGAGTGGTTCATGTTCAGCGGCGAGCACCGATGCCTCGAATAAAGCGCATGAAGTCTTCCATCATCCCAGGATTGTTCGGCATGTTGTCTGGCATCGGCGCACCCGTGCGAGGCGTTACAAGTGTCGGTCCCGTGCCTGTGTTCTGCGGCGTAATCACCGGACCACTCGTAGCATCGGGCATCGGGATCGACTGTGACGGCACAATTGCACCACCACTGCCACCTGCATTGCCGATCATTGGAGCTTGTGGAACATCGCTAGTTGCCTTCGCCAACGCAGCTTGCATCGGATCACTAGCAATCATCGGTTGCTGCGGAGGTGCAGGCAATGCATCTGGACCAGCTTGCGGACCAAACGGTGGCGGTCCTGCATTACCAACGAACTCCCCGCCACCACCAGCATTCTTCATACCTGCAAGTGACGCTGCGCCTGTGGCACCAAGACCTAGAATAGTGTCCCAAGGCAATCCACCACTAGCTTCTTGCTGTGGTGCTGCACTCGATGTCTTCGGTGCATCCGAGAGACCAGTGTTCTCAATGTTCTCCGTTCCACCACCATTCGTCCGTGCTGGCTTGCTGTCTGCATTCTCTATTCGAGATGCAGCACTGCCACGTTGACCAACAGCAGGACCACTAGCCTTCGGTGATGCACTGCTGTTGTCTTCACCAGCACCAGGAGGCGACTGATTACGTAGACCAGGGATCAGTGACGGATCACGCGCATTCTCTGTCAATGCAGCACGGATGTTCTGCGCATTCGGTTGCAGTCCCTTAGCGCGCAGATAGTTCATCACTAGCGTTGTCGGGGAGAGAGGATCATCGGCCATTATCGGGCACCATGCAGAAGGATAGCGTGTGCAATGCCCGCAGCATGTGCGGCGGGATCACTCGCCATTCCCGGGTGCGGAGGTGCATGGGGGGCAGGGGGCAACTTGGGAGCAGTAGGCTTAGGCTGCGTATTTGCAGCTTTCGGCTCCGCTACTGCGCCACTTGATTTCGCCGGCTTTCCGGTAGTGCTGGCACCACTACCAGACGCCATTGCCTGCCTAATCTCGGGGTCAAAGTTACTTCCGGCCATTTTGCATACCTTGCACAATTGATGCTACGTCGGCTGGCACGGTCATTTCTGGATACCGCTGCAAATCTTGTAGCGTCTGCGGTGATGCGCCGTTAGGAAGCGCGTAATTCTTGCGTGGTAACTGCGTCGATTGTGCTTGTTGGATGGCCGCAAGGATTTCATCAGCGTAATTACTTTGTGGACCAGCCATCTAAGCCGCACTCCTTATATATATGGCGACTTAGAAGCCGACCGCTTGCTGACCACTGCCAATCCCACTGACATCCACAGCGTAGGTCGGAACAGGAGTGCGGCTAATCAGTGCAGTGAGGTTGGTATCATCCGCCGCAGTCGTGTTGCGGTTGATGAGTGCAACAGTCTCAATCGGCACCAGTCCACCGTTGTCAGTAGGAGCGAACGTGGATTGGTTGGCCTGAACACGCGCACGGTTCTCCGTTGCATTGCCTCCTGCCGCGCTGCCAATCAATGCAATCAGCAACCGGCGAACTACACGGTTGGTGCCGTAGAACAGATTGCGAGCAATAGCACCGTCCTGCTGTGTCATGCCGTTCATCTGCACATTGCCAGACGTAACAGGCACAACGGCATCACTTACACCAAGCGTAGGAGAGAAGCCGGTGAAAGGAACGAAGCCAGCGTTTGGGCCATACAGTGCCATATCAATGTCTCCCAATGTAGTCGGGGTGCCGAGGCATATACTTGGTGAGCACTATAGCCGAAACCCCTGTCAAGTGGGAAGAAATCAATCCCCGGACGCGGGAGCGTCCACATTGCTACGACACTGCATAACCTCACTTAGATTACACACCTTAATACACAACCGATGCACCTCGTTGCAACTAGTGACAGCGTAGTTGCAAATGATGAGTCGAATGTAATGCGGTGACTCGGCTGCTAATTTTTTAGAGCATTATTGAGCGCAGATGACCATTCCGATGTCGTGTCCCGCATTTCGAGTCGATTTGACGGTAACTTAACGCTTTTGGACTTCACAATTACATCACATGCGTTCATGTTGCATGGTGATTGCATCGCTACATCAATGCATTACACGAACAATGGGGGAGTTGTGATTATTGCATTGACATATGCATCACTGCGCTGAATTAGCGCACGACAGCCGTATGCAGAGTTAATCCGCACGCATTCCGGGGTGCTCAATGTGCCGCAACACTCTCGCCGCTTCCTTAACCCCCCTCTTTGGGAATTGGCCGGGGGAGTCGGGGGGCATGGCTGACGGTCGCGCGCATGATGCTGCGTGTGTAGTCGCTCGGGCTGATTACGTGTGTAAGGGCAGGGCAATGGGTGTTGAGATGCAGGACGATGGCGCTGCCC